ATTTGTTCACCAGAACCAATGATTAAATCTTTGATATTATTTATTACATTGAGTTTTTCTTCAAATGGAATATCTCGATTTTCTAAATCAAGTTCTTCATATTGACGATTGGTAAGAAGTTTAGCTTCTCTAGCTATTTTAATCCAATCGATTTCATTATCACCCATTTTATAATCACGTACTGTATTATAGATGAGGACTGCATCACGACCAAGAGCAAGCTTTTGCTCATCAGTCAATGCTGGGAATTCTGAAGTAGCTGGATCTTTGAAATCAAAATCATTAGCATTTGGGAAAACATTCTTTTCTAAGAATTCTTTAGTAACGTCTGCTCCTTTGGTAAAGTATTCACCATAGACGTCTTTCTTACCAATACCCAATTTAGATTCGATATCTTGATAGCGTGCTTTAATTATGTCTTCTGTTCTATTTCTCATAGTATCCTAATTCTCCTAATTTCTCCAATGATTATTCATCTCTGGATCATAACCAACTTCAGTATGATCTACATCTTTGATATTACCAAGCATTTTCAAATGTGCAAAGCATGGATTGAATAATAATGGATTAGTTAATACTGGACGAATGAAGCAATCAATAATATTTACACCAGAGTCGATATAATTAGTCAAGTAGTTCATGATCAATCTATCTTCTTCTGTGTAATACATATAACTCATTGCATTATACATATCTAAATCTAAGTCATAGCAGATATGATGTAATACTGTATCCAAGTTAGCAATAATAATAGCTAATTTAGGATCTTCGAATGTATTTTTATTGTAGATAGTACTAGTATCTTTAGATTTACGTTTTGTATCCAATTGAAGAGCTGTGTATAGATAGTCTTTTTGGATAGTAATAAACCGACGTAAGAAAGTAAATACAAATAAGTCATATCTAGCGATACAAAGATCATATAAGTATTTAACCAAAGTATAGATATTAGTTTCTGAATCCACATAAGATACAGATAAACCATCTCTACAAAGTCTATGTAAGATTTCTTTGTACACTTGTTCTCTTACTTCTAAGATATTAGCTTTATCACCAGGGTAGTTATTTATCATATCTTTGAATGCAATTTCTAATGCTGATATGATATTGTGTTTAGGTTGTAAATCAAAATGGGTGCTGCGGTATTGTAATAAGTCTTCAACTGTGTTATAAATGAATTCGGTATTGAAATTAGCTAAGAGGTTAGCTAACATACCTTCTGCGACGATAAAATCCGCCTTATTTTCACCTTGTAAGTTCATCGAGGGTACCTCCTTTTAGTATTACTAATTAGTATGCAGTAAAATAAATAGTAATTTTATAAATGATGGACTTTATAATAAGTATAGTCCGGTCAACTGTACAAAACTGCTCTTGGAATCGTATCATCCCATGTCTGATATCAGACATGGGGTGGTTTTGTTGTAAAAACATTAGTTCCCATGAATGATCTTCTAACTTTAAAATAAATCTAATTCAGAGTATTTCCCTCAAAAAGGAGAATAATATGAAAAAGACTCTAATTTTAATGATTTTATGTATCATGGCTAGTATTAGCACTTCTTTTGCTGTAGATACTAATCATGTTATTGGAACTAACGTTGTGACTGTCCATAACGAAGCTAATGCTCCAGTACATGCAATCATGACCCCATCTGATTTCCCTTATCATATTACTAAAACTATTAAAAGTACTAATGGTATTTGGGTTGCTAGATGGTAAACTAGGTTATAAACTTTTAACCATATTTCCCATACCCAATATTGGGTATGGGACATTCCTTCGCAAAATTGTAATAGTCTGAAATATTAGTTGTATATTATAAAAGTGAATAGAAGCAATTTAGTTTCTATAATTTATTTTAATTTAATTCTATTTGTTTATTTTAGGAGGGTTTCGAAATGAAACAACAACACAAACTTGATTTAAATGACTTGAAGATCTTAGTAGGTATCTGCGAACGTGCATTAATTTGCGACGCAGAATTATTTATCGAAAAGAAGGTTAATATTTTTGGAGATGAACGTATATTCGTTACAGCTCCAGAAAAATTAGAAAAGCCTATTATGGTTACAGCAATGCTTCCTTATAAAGGCGACGAATATGAGCGTTGTCTAAAAAACGGCACAAAATTGTTTGAAGAATATATCGCTAAAGACCAAAGCGGCCGTGAGAGCGATATGGTTCACCCTGTAATCGAAACATTTAAATCCATTTCTGGTATCGTTATTGATTGATTTCTATTTTATTTATTTTAGTTTATTTAATTTTGGAGAATATTTAACATGAGAACATATTTAGGAACAGAAGATCGTTTATTAGTAATCCGTAGTATTGAAGCAATTATTGATAAAAAGTTAGATTTGATTTCGTTGAAAGCGATTGTTGATATGAATGGGATACCTCACTATCAATTTTTGATTGGTGAATATACACGGGGTGGAGGTTATGAAACTTCTCTCCTAATAGCACCAAGACGCGGATTCTTGTTTGATAAAGCAGTAAGGGAAGCTAGAGATCTTTTAGAATCTGGTAACAAAGACAAATTGAGAAGTATTGGATGGTTTCTAAAAGATTTCCCTGAGTTTAAAGAATTCAAAGGGTTATATCCTGTAGTTAATATCAAAGCCGATTTTGGTAATGAAATCGTCACGCCACCTATCATTATCAACAAAGAAGAGCGAAAAGCTAACGACCCTTACGAGGGTTGGGAGCTTACATTACGTGATAACCGGTATCATGTAAATAGTAAAAGAAATTGTAAATTCGTTAAATAAAAAGATGGAGTACCCAATATTGGGTACTCCTAATCTTCTTTTATTTTTTAGTTTTCTATTTTGACTTTAGCTAGAGCAAAGTTCTTTTCATGTTCCATTTGTTCTATTAAGTCAGCATCAGCACCTAAGAATACTGTATTAGGTATCGTAGTTCTAGAGCCTGTTCCATATAATGATTCTAATTCATTGATAGGAGTTTGAGAGAACTTAGCATAAGCTTCTAAGAATACTCTATTTTGCATCATCATTTTGAATTGCTCTTCTTCTTTAGCTTGTTGCTTTCTATAGAACTCGTCAACTGTCATACCTATACCAGCTTTAAGTTCCTTAAGTTGTCTTTCAACTTCCTTAGCAATCTTATCATCATCATTAACAACCATTTCTTCAACGATATCAACATACTTTTGTTCCTCTTCAGGAATACCTACAATTTCATCGACATCTTCTTCAGTCTTGATTGTTGTTTTATTAAGACCCCAGTTTTCTTTTAGGTTCTTACCATTGTACCAAACGAATAGAGCCATTAGATAAGCAAATGTTAAATCGTCATGGGAGTTGTCAGAGTGTTCTACTTTACCGTTACGTTTAACAGTCATCTTTTCTAATTCATCTAGAATTAGTTTAGATTTGAATTTATCTTTATGGAGTTCTACACGTTCACGAAGTATTTGAATTAATTCATCACGGGTTCCTTTAGAGGAATCTAGACCAAATACTTTTGTTTTTTGTTTACGTCTAATTACACGACCAAAGTCATCATTAGTTTCTTCTACTACACGATCTTTATATTCGAAGTATAGATTATCTTTAATGGAAGTTTCTCTAAGTCTATGAATAATAGATGCACCGAAACCACCATTTCGTTCGATATTTACAATGGCATTAGGCATCATTGTAGTAACGATGTAATAGATACAACGACAAAGATCTGGAGGGCTAATATAGTTACATTTTAACTCAGCAATAACTTCTGTAGTTCTAGAGTCAATTACACAGATAGCAGAATAATCTCGTTGATAACCACCGGATGGATCGACACCGATAATTGGAGGATCCATTGGTACGTTTCTCATATTAAGTTGAATACCAAGACCTTCTGGATGAGCTGCAGACATAGTACCATTGATAGAATAAATATTGAAGTTGTATTTATTCAATAATAGTACAGTCTTCATTGGTTCTCTAGTCAAACCACGAATAGTTTCCAAGTCATTAGCATTGAATGGGGAGTTTTCTGGTTTATCAATCCATTCAAGTAAGATTTCCCGACGGATACGAACCATATCATAGTTCATCTTACGGCAGATATCTGCAAACCAATGTTCACCTAGACCTAATTCATCATAACCAAATCTAATATGAACGAAGATTGAGTTTACATTAGCATCAATAAGTTCCATCAAGTCTTTATAAGAAAGGTCATACCACTGTTCGTTAAAACGAGTAGCATTTTGTACCATCTTATATGCATATACACCAGCTTCATCAGATAAGATACCAGCTGTTGTCGTAATGATAAAACCATGAGGTGCATTGTTTCGAGCTGCATTTCGGAAGGCTGTATTCAATGCTGGCATACCATTAGAATAAATGATATCGTTATACTTGATGAAGGCCCATTCGTCTGCCCATAGCATTGTGATAGTTTTACCACGAAGCAAGTTAGATGCAAGCATAGCATTACGAGCAGAAGGTAATGTATTAATTACATTATGAGTTATAGGGTTTTGAATCTTTTCTACAGTAGTAGGCATCTTTTTCTTCTTACCGTTTACGATAGAGAATTCTTGTGCCATTTGTAGATAAGGTGGAAGCATATCTCTAAGACGTTTAGTATCGTTCAAGTTTTCTTTAGATGCTTTCATGTCTTTATGGAGATATGTGATAATAGAGTTAGCACTACCGAAGTTATAGATATACAAATAACGGATAAGTGCAGATGTGGTCTTCCCGACCTGACGAGGAAGTTCTAGGAAAATATTTAAGTTATAAAGAGTACAAAAATGGAATGCCATGTTACCACGGTCTAATCTATATTGTACACCTCTAGGGTTACCATCTTC